ACCCGAGCCTCAGGCTGCATCTCAAGAAGGATTACGAATGGGCGCTGCTCGAATCTCTGTTCGAACCTCTGACTGGCGATTTATTCGCGTCACAGATGAGCCAGGGAACGGAGAAGTCGGAACAAAGCCACGAAAAGTCGGAACAAAAGCCCATCGATACGGTGCAAACGCCTGCACTGCCCGCTACCGACCATCTTGCCGACCCCGGCAAAATGGTCGCGCCCGCCCTGGTCAACCCCCTGCCGACCCCCGCCCAGACCTACCTCAGCACCCTCATAAAAAACCGCTACCAGTCAAGACATGGCCGATAACCTGCGTGAAATCCTCGAAATCGCCAAGCGCGAAATGCCCGACGTGCCGGCCGACGTCTGGGCCCGCATCGAGGGCCGCATCCGTCTCGACTTCGGGGGCCAGCGCCACTACATCGCCAAGCACAAAAAGCGCCACGCCTTGACCGTCCTCGCCCAGCTCGACGCCGACCAGGACATGACCCGCGTCGCCAACCTGCTGGGCGTCACCATCAGCCGCGCCTATCAGCTCAAGCGGCTCCTTTAACCCCGGCGCCTGTGTAATTCCTTGCCTTATTTTTTCCGCCGGGTGCTGCCAACCTAGCGGCCATGGATCAACCCACCACCTTCCGCGCTGGCGACTCGGTCGCCTGGACGGTCAGCCTGCCGGACTACCCGGCCTCTGCCGGCTGGACACTCCGCTACCGCCTGCTTTTCCCGACCGGCACCCTGCAAACGATCGCTACCACCGCCTCGGGCGATGATTTCACCGTCGCCCAGAGCGCCGTCGACACAGCCGACTGGACCCCCGGCAAGGCCACGCTGGTCAGCATCGTCGAAAACAGCCCGCAGAGCATCACCCTCGCTGCCGATGTCGTCACCATCCTGCCCGATCTCAAGGTCGCCACCACGCACGACGGCCGCACCGCCAACGAAAAAGCCCTCGCCGATGCCGAGGCCGCACTCGCCGCTTACGTCGCCGCTGGCCAGATGCACGTCGAAGGCTACGAGATCGCCGGTCGCGTCATGAAATTCCGCACCCTGCAGGACATCAAGGACCTCATCGACCACTACAAATTCCAAGTCTCCCGCGACAACGCCCTCAAAAACCTCTATGCCGGCGGCTCGCCCCCCGGTCGCGTGCATTACCGTGGGTAACTTCTTCACCCGCCTTTTTGTGCGCGAAAGCGCCGCCGATCGCGCCGAATGGCTCAACAGCGCCGTGCAGGCCGTTGGCCAGCGTGCCTACAGCACCCAGGTCAGCACCGCCCGCCAAAGCCGCAGCTTTGAAGCCGCAGAAACCCCGGCGTGGACGGACTCCTGGCCTACCCATGCCGCGCCGATCAACGACGACCTCTCGCGCCAGCTCGTCACCCTGCGCGCCCGTGCCCGAGGCCTGGCGCGAAACAACGAGTGGGCAACGAACTACCTGCTCAAGCTCGACGACAACGTCCTCGGCGAGAATGGCTTCGTCCTGCAGATGCGTCTCAAAAACGCCGCCGGCGAACCCGACACCCGCCTGAACACCCTGATCGAAACCGCCTGGCTGGATTGGTGCGACAAAGCCGACGTCTCCGGTCTCACCTTCCGCGAAGTCGAAACCCTCGCCCTGGCCAGCCTGCCGCAAGACGGCGAGCTGCTCTACCGCTTCCGCCGTGGCGCCGGACCCTACCGCATGCAGTTGCAGATTCTGGGCGCCGACCTGCTCGACGTCACTCTGCGCCGCGACTGGCAGGGCAACCGCGTGCGCATGGGCGTCGAGATCAACGACGACGGCCTGCCGCTGGCCTACTGGCTGCTCGCCAACCGCACTGGCGACCAGCCGACCGATTTTGTCAGCATCGGCCGGCATGTGCGCGTGCCGGCCGATGAAATCCGCCATTGCTTCGTACACCGGGAAGTCGGCCAGTTGCGCGGCTACCCGTGGCTGTCCACCGGCGCCCGTCGCCTGTGGATGCTGCACGATTTCGAAGAAGCCGCAGCGGTGGCCAGCACCAACGCAGCCAAGCGGCAAGGCTTCTTTTACACCCCGGACGGCGAAGCCCCGAGCGGGTTTTCCGACACCATCGTGTCGGGCGTACTCGAAGCGGCTAAGGCCGAAGGCAAAACGCTCACCCCCGGCGAGATCCGCGCCATCGTCTCCGCCGCGGAGAAATACACCACGACGCTCCCCGGCCAATACGACACCCTGCCCAACGGCACCCAGTTCGTCAGCAACGATAGCAAATGGCCGGACGTCAGTGCAGACGCCTACACCAAGTCGCAAGTCCGCGGCTGGGCAGCGGCACGTGGCATCAGCTACGTCAGCCTGGGCAACGACCTCGAAGCCGTCAATTTCTCGAGCGCCCAGGTCGGCATCATCGAAGAGCGCAAGCACTACAAGACGATTCAATCGCTGCTCAAAAAGTGGCTGCACGCGCAAGTGCTGCCGCAAGTCATGCCCTGGCTGATCGCAAAAACCCCCGGCCTGGTGCCCAGCGACCTGGATAAGTACCTCGCTGCCGTCTCCTGGCAGGCCGTGCGCTGGTCGGGCATCGACCCGGTCAAGGAAGCGACCGCCAACGAGATCAACCTCCGCCTCAAGCTCACCAGCCGCCGCCGCATCATCACCGAGCGTGGCGACGATCCCGACGAAGTCGGCGAGGAGGTCAAGGTCGAGGATGAACTTTATGGCGAGATCCCGCATCCGGTCACCGGCGCCACGCCGAACAGCAACGAAGACGAACCAAAGAAAGGAAGTTCCAATGCCTGAAAAAGCAAAACGCCAACGCGTTGAAGGCGTCGTCCATCGCAGCGCAACGCTGACCGTGCGCGCCCTCGATGCGCCCGCCGAGAAAGCGGCCGACGAAGGGCTGCTTCGCATGACAATCTCCGCCTCCTCAGAAGAGCCGTATTTGCGCACGAGCTGGTGGGACGATCCCTGGGTCGAAGTGCTTGGCCACAAGCCCGGCGAGTGTGACCTGACGCGCTTCGATACCGGCGCCGGCGTCATCCTCGCCAACCATGATCGATTTACCGCCGTCGGCGATACGCCCCTATCGAGCATCGGCGCCATCGAAGCATCGCGCCTGATCAACGGCCGCCTCGAGGTCGATATCGCCATCTCCCGCCGCGAAGCCCTCGCCGATCTGCGCCAGGACATTGCCGATGGCCTGGTGCGCAACGTCTCCATCGGCTACCTCATCAACGAGCGCGTGCTCACCCGACAGGGCAAAGACGGCGAGGCGGACGAATACCGCGTCACCGACTGGATGCCGTTCGAGGTCTCGCTGGTTGATGTGCCCGCCGACGCATCGATCGGCATCGGCCGCGCCATGGATGCGCCCGACCCAAAAAATCCCCAATCCCGCTACCGCGTGATTGACCTCCCCGCCCCATCAGCCGGGGCAATCAACCTCCCGAAAGGAGACCGCACCATGCAAGACGAAATCATCGCCCCGGCGGCTGCACCACAACCCGCCACCCACATCACCGTCGTCGACAACGCCCTGGCCAGCCGCAACCTGATCGCCAGCGAGCGCGAGCGCGTCCGTGAAATCCGTGCCACCGGTCGCCAGCTCGGCATCGATGAAGCCCTCGTCGAGCGCGCCATCAGCTCCGATACCTCGCTCGACGCCTTTCGCGCCGAAGCCATCGGCCAACTCACCGACAGCGGACGCATCCGCGTTGCCGAATCGCCCGAGATCGGCATGAGTACCAAGGACATCGAGAAATTCTCCTTCTGCCGCGCCATGCTCGCCGTCGCCGACCCGCTCAACGCCGCCAAGCTCGCGCCATTTGAAGTCGAGTGTAGCCGTGCCGCTCAGGATCGCCGTGGCGACCTGCGCAGCAAGGGCCGTGAAGCCGCCGTTACCATCCCGGCCGACGTGCTCAGCCGTGGCATCGGCATCACGCCCGACGTATCGGCCAGCGTGCAGCGCATGTTCAATGCGCGCCAGCAGCGCGACCTGAACATCGGTACCACCACCGCCGGCGGCAACCTGGTCGCTACCGAGCTGCTCGGCTCCAGCTTTATCGAGCTGCTGCGTAACGCCATGGTGCTCGACAAGCTCGGCATCACCTGGCTGCGTGACCTGGTCGGCAACATCGCCATCCCCTCCGCCACCGGCGCCGCTACTGGCTACTGGATCACGGAAGGCAACCCGCCCACCGAATCGCAGCAGACCATCGGCCAGGTCCCGCTTACCCCGAAGACCGTCGGCGCATTTACCGACTACACGCGCAAGCTGCTGTTGCAGGCCTCGCTCGACGTCGAGGCTTTCGTCCGTGCCGATCTGGCCATGGTCGTCGGCCAGACCATCCAGCTTGCCGCGATCAACGGCTCCGGCTCAAGCCCTGAGCCTTACGGCATCCTTAACACCGCCGGCATCGGCTCGGTGGCCGGCGGCACCAACGGACTGGCTCCGGCCTACACCCATCTGGTCGATCTTGAGACTGCCGTCGGCAATGCAAATGCCGACGTCGGCGCCCTGGGCTACCTCACCAACTCCAAGGTACGCGGCACCCTGCGCAAAACTCAGGAGTTTGCCAGCACCAACGGCAAGGCGGTGTGGACCAATGGCCGCGAGCGTGGCATCGGCGATGTGCTCGGCTACGACGCTCACGTCACCAACAGCGTGCCGTCCAACCTGGTCAAAGGCGGCTCGGGCGCCGTGTGCTCGGCGATCATCTTCGGCAACTGGGCCGATCTGGTCATCGGCATGTGGGGCGGGCTTGACCTCATGCTCGACCCCTACGCCCTGGCCACCAGCGGCGGCAAGCGCGTCATCGCCCTGCAGGACGTCGATATCGCCACCCGCCGAGTCGCCTCTTTCTCCGCAATGAAAGACGCCCTCACGGCCTAACCCGCAACGTGTCTCCGTCGCCCCGGCGCAAGCCGGGGCCCAGAGCCAACCACCGAACACAGGAGCACCCCATGAAAATGCTAGTCATCTCCGCCTGCCTGATCAACCTGCTCGACGACCAAGGCGGCCAACACAAGGAAGTCGGCGAAATCGTCGACCTCCCCAAAGCGCAAGCCGAAAACCTCGCCCGCGCCGATCGCGTGCTCTACGTCAACCGCAAGGACGACCCGACCAAGACCGGACAATTCACCGCTACCGAAGCCATGCTCAAAGCCGCCGACGAGCTGAGCAAGCCCGCGCCGATCAAAGACTTGGCCAAAGACCCGAAGTAATCCACCAAAACCAGCCGCCCAGGAGCCGCCACCATGGCGATCAAATTAACATCCCCCATCCTCTACGCTGGCGCGCATGTCCCGGTCGACGGGGCCACGCTGAGCTATGACGCCGATCTCGAAGCTGATCTCGTGAATCGCAATATGGCGGTTTATGTCATTAACCCGGCTCAGGGTGGGCTGGTGCCGGTCATGGCATCTAAGAATTTCACCGGGGGGAGTGATTTTTCTGGCAACAATTCGACTCTCAAACTCCCCGCTGGCGAAACCAATCTGACGGGCGGAGTTGGCGGCGCTGGTCTTCCACTTACAAACACAAACACGGGCTTTTATACATTTCGAGCGCAAACAGACCTCATAAACGCGCAGGATGTCGATGCCACCACTGGAAATTTCCGCATTACAGGCGGCGGGTCAGGCACAGCCTTTCCAGACTGGAATAGCGATTACATTCCAGACAAAATTTACCGCCTAGGCGTTAACCCCGGATTCGGAGACGGGTCATTTCGCGAAAACACCACTCAGCCGTCGCTGTGTCTCACTTGGGAAACAAAATATTGGACGGCTGGACAGGAGAATGTTTATGCGCAAGAGTTTGGTCTGCGAGGAAACACTGACACTGGCGTAGAACGTCGAATATTTGATGGTTACTTTCCCTATCATGGACTTGACTATGCCCTAGGGTTTAATGTCCAGCGTTTCGGGTTTGGGCATCCAATATCGAAAACCGGTTCGTTGAATGGGTACGATAGAATTTCTTATGGCTTCTGGCCGAGAAACGCTATCGAGTACAAAGGAATTGCCATTACAGGCACAGCTTCTGGGGCCACAACAGATGGTGCAGTGTACGCAATAGGATCAACCACAATCAATTTGGCTGCTGCTGGAACTGGTTCGCTTTTACAGGACACTGTTATACAGTTTGCGGGCGATACGAACTATTACGCAGTGCAAACTGCCGTTGCCAATGTAAGTTCTGGTGGTGCTTTGGTAATCCACCCGCCTCTGGTGGCACAAATTACCGCAGGGAAGAAAGCGATAACCCGCGTCAGCGTGCCGCCGCCAAGTACCTTTATCGAAAGTAATAACCTGCCCTTCTGTCTACAACAAGATAACCTTGGAACGTACAGAAAAAACTGGTACATAAACAATGTGGGTAGTTGGGTGTTGGCAGATGCTCCCATTGGCCCGCTGACTGCGGGTTCCTCAGTAACCATCAAGCAATTACCAACAATGACTGTGCCTGTGTTGGTTATTCAAGATTCATCCGGCAATACAATCACGTCTATCGGCGGCAACGATACAGGAACGGGCGTTAGTGCGGGGTGGATGCGGAATACTGCGAAATATGCATCAAATGCAACAGCGGGGTATGAGTCTCATTACAACAACGGCACTAAAAACGTAACGCTACAGACTTCTGTTGATGGTAGTTCTAGTGCAGTAGCCCTTTTTAGAATGTTGGTTGGTGGAACGTGGAGTGGAACAACCACTATGCGGTTTGATGTTCCTGACGCTGCCGGTGAGTTTGTATGGAAAACCCAATCTGGAAGCGTTGATAGATTCAAGATTAAGGGTACACACGCCGAGTTCAAAATGCCTGCTCAACTGGCCAGTTACGCCGATGTAGCGTCATTACCATCGGCTGTTACGGTAGGCGCTGGTGCCCTTTGCCGTGTTGCTGCTTCAACAACGCCGGGTGGTGCAGCGATTTTAGTGAGCGATGGATCGGTCTGGAAGATCATGCTGGCGCTTGGATCGGCAACGACTGTTGCATAATTTCGAATCCCCTCTGCACTGTTGTGAACTTCCTGGCATCAACACCATGACGCTGCTTGGTCACAAGCACCAGGCGATGACCGATGTTTACAACGATGATCGCGGGTTGAGCAAAGGCCAG